TTACAATACCTGAACTTCCGACCGTCATCGGTATAACCGATAGAACCGAGCGGATGACTGGGAACTGCCTCATATTCATAAGGGTCAATTCCGTAAATTACTGGTAATCCTGAAAGCATTTTAATCTTATTTTAGTTTAACCTCACTTTAAGGCCGACGAGCCATAGAGAGGGGATTTCTTACGAAATCCAGTGCAGACCAACCGTAACAGTAAGGTCTACTAAGCTGGTAAGAGTTCCACCGTCAACTAATTGAAGTGAATCTCCTGCGGCTAACTCAACCGTGGCTTTGGTAGTGCTTAATGTTCCACTGTAATTGGTGTCCGCAGTAGCGGCAGTGCTTATAGTGGAAGACAGAAGAGCAGTTCCCGAGTCTGGTGCAGTGCCTGACGGAACTTTATGTACCGTTACCGTTCCTGAAGAAGAAGCGGTATTATATCGTGCCGTTACAGAATCAACTACGCATTTTGCTGGAGCAGTCCAGAAAGTAGATGTGTAGAAGTTCGCAGAGGCAGCATCGGTATAAGGCAATGTATGCGAAACCGTAAAGCTTTGAACTCTCGCTTTAGGGTTGGATAATGCTGGGTTTTTGAATGCCATTTTAATTTTTTAACTTACGACCTTTACTTGACTAAACTTCATAAAAGTTACGAAGTAATACCTGTCCTTCTGGCCATGGTTCTCGGAGAGTCAGTGATGAGCTGTCCGTACCACTGCAAACGTCCAGTAACGGCATCCTGGTTTACAGGCTGTTGCCATCCAGTCCAACCGAAACCATCTCTTTCAGATTCAACAGTGAATCCGACAGGCTGAGGAAGCCTCATGAAGAACAAGTGGTTTTCGTTGAGAGTGAAGATATTACCAGAGGTACACTTCGGGTCGGCAACGAAAGGAACTCCACGGAAAGTCAAAGCTCTGAATCCCTGATTGGCGGCGATAGCTCCACCTATTCTCGCAATTCCTTCAGAAGTCATTCGGAAGTCATTCATAGAGAACTGATGGGAAACAGTCGGGGTCAATAGGGCTTCATAGATAGTGAAGACCGCAGGAGTGGTGATGAAGATGGTCGGCATCTCATCGGCGATATAAGCGGCATCATAATCAGCGGCTATATCAGCGAGAGAGAGCGAACCTGACTGTGCGGTGCGGGTGGCTTTCCAGTTAGCATAGGTAGTCCTCGAAAGGTTACCGTAGGTTCCAACGGAAGTTCCGTCATCGACAGCGGCCAAGATGCCGAGAATATCCTTTGAGGAGTTTCCCGTTCCATCAGAGTAAACCTGGTCTCCAATCATGTCTCGGAAATCACGGGTTCTCTGTTCCATTTCAGTGGCGATAAGGTCAACAACAGCGGCATCGCCTGAATTGACAGCCTTCTGAATACCGGAAATCGTCATAGACACATAAACCTGTGAAGGATTGAATGTGGCAGTCTGACGGGTGTTCTGCTGGGTGGTCGAGAGAGCGTCAAATCCTGAGTAAGAACCTAACTGATTATATTTAGAAAGGTTTACGGGCTGGACTATTTGATGACCTCCGTTCCAAGTCCTCTGGTTTCTCATAAGTCTCATGGTGAGGATATTTCCATCGAGAGCGTTTTCGATCACTTTAGGGATAAACCTATCCTGGGTTATCGAAGTTACAAATGTGCTTAATGCGGGCATATTTAGTTTTTGATTTATCTTATAGCGACTTCTTTGCTTCGTCCGCTATCTGATAAAAGTTCTTACCCTTGTCGTCGTAGTTTTCCCCTCCGCCTTTTCCGTCCGAAGATGGCATATTAGGCTTGCTGGAAATGCTACGCTTTGCAGTTTCCTGGGCTTCTTTGGAGGTATCGTTGAGCTTTTTGTACAGGTTCATTGCACCTTGAACGGTCTGAACTCCGTAATCATCGGCTTCATCTTCCAAGAACTTCATGAACTTGTCCTTGTCCACGGAACTGTTAAGTTCGAGAACATTGTCTAATTCTGATTTGAAAGATTTTAATTCCTCCTCTTCCGCCTTAGTCCTTTTAGTTTCTGTTTCTGAAAGACGCTCGTCTATCAGTTTTGCCAGATACTCTTTGGCTTCAAGTTCCTGCTTCTGCTGAGGTGTAAGACCACCAGATTGCGTGGAAGCGTTTTTGAGGGTGTCAATCTCATCTTTAAGGGTTTTAAGGTTGTCGTTTACTTCCTTGAACCTTCCATAAGGGACTGTCTTCTCTTCCGATGATGGGTCGGTTACATCTTTTACTTCTTCGTCCATAATTTTTACGCTTTTTAAGAGTGTGTCTCTCTGCGGGGATGAACCGCATACATCTTTACTTTATTTTCGTTCTTTTGATTTTTCTTGTCAAACTTCTTAATTTATGTTCCGGCAGAGATTTTATACTTTTTGTCTTCTCTGCGAACTCCTTTGCTATCTTCGGTTTAGTGGAAAATAGATGTTTTGCTTGTGCTTTTGATTTAAACGGCATTCTGTTGCGGTTGTACTGCCTCTTGAGGCTGAGGTTGCCCGACTGGTTCCTGCACTGGCTGTGCAGGTCTTAATATCTGTCCTGATTGCGTCTCGATAAAATCATTCATCGCTTCCTGCATATTTGGAATGCGGAGCATCTTGTAAAGGGTCTTGAGTCCGATGGCCTTATTCTGCCAAAGGATTATTGCGTTCTGTTTTATGGACGCTTCATCCTCCTTCAGGGTTGAACCCATTCTTACCAACGGTTTTACATTCCCTATCTTTTCTCCCGTGAAGTCGGTAACGAACCTAACGCCATCTTCTCCTAAAATAGAGAAAGACTGCTTGTCCGTGTAGAACAGTTTCATGAGCTGAATCCAATAATTGGCCAAGTCATCCAAAGCTCTTTCAAACTGCCTGGCTACCTGGTCGATACGACCCATGTCAGCTTCACGAAGTATCTGCCTTCCTCCAAGGGTTTCCTTTCCTTCTCGTTCTCCACGGGTTGTAGAGTGTATTCCGAATATGTTGTCAAAGTCCTTAATCGAGAACTCAAGGTCGGAGAACATATAAGCGGGAACCTGGCCGGGAGTCTCAAATCTTATCTTTGTCCCACTGGCCGCATCTCTTCCGTAGATTATCGCACCTGGTTCGTTAGTGATGTTGGCCGCTTCCTCTTCTGACATCGTGTCCGAGTCAATAAGCAGGTAAGGGTTTCCTACTTTGTTCGTGATGTCTTCTATCTGTCTTTTTCTGGTGTTGATGTTGTCCTGTAATGACAAGCACTGCTGAATGTAGTCGGTATCTCCGATGATTGACTCATCAGTTTCAAACAGAGATTTGATTATGTAAGGCTTCTTGGGGGCATTGAAGAAGTTCTTCTTCAAGTTCTTGAAGTCGTAGTAAGGATTGGGCTTCTTGTCCAAGATGATATGTCCCGTTTTCCAGCAAACATAATCATTCGTCCAAACTTCCTGAATAAGATATGTGGCCTTTCTGTATTTCTTGTCCGACTTATCTTCCTGCTTGACCGACTTCAAAAGTTCCTTAGCCTTCTCCTCCCCGAAGTATTCGACAACTCGGTCATATGACATTTCCATGTCTTCTATGACAAATGCAAGTTCATCTATCGTCGTTCCGAACTTCGGGAAGCGAAGTCTTCTTGCGTCCACATACTTTACCCCGACATCATCGTTCCTGAAGTCCCAACACGCCTTCATTACTCCGTAACGCTTTGTGAGCATATCTCTCAGGAACCTTTCTGAGATTGACTGAATACCCACACGGTCAAGGTGATAGTTCAGGACATCTTGGGTCTGTAAGGCGTTAATCTGTGCCAGGTCGCTTTCTTCACCAGGTTTAAGGATGATGTCAGGAAGCCTTGCGGAAGCGATAGGTATCATCGTCTCGACAGCCATCCATATCCTGTTATCTACGGTCTTGGAGTTCTTTCCCTGTATCCTGTCGGAGTCAGTCTGTATCCCGTGATAGTAGGCCAGGTTCTTTTCCCATATCCTTTTAAGGAGTCCGAAGTAGTCTGATGTTTCTTCCTCCCAACGGTTTATCTGGGTTATCAATGCGTCGTCTTTCATCGAAGAATCAAAAGCTTCGGTTGCTTCCGTCTTGTCTCCTGTGAAAAACTCTTTAATTTCTTTGAGCATCTTCTCGTTCAAATATTTTTCTTATTGTTGACCTTTCGTTAAAATTATCTTTATAAAGCTTGTCCCTCTGTTCCTTTTCCTTCTTTTCCTTCTCTCTCTGTCGTTCTTCGGCATCCTGCATCTTTTTCCACTGTTCCGGGTAAAGTGTCTTGAACCTTTCTTCTCCCGGCTGAACCAGGTCGTTTTTATACTTGTCCCGTTCAACTCTCATCTTCTTTGACTTTTTGAAATACGGGTCGAGGTGTTTGTTATCTCCGTATCTTATGCACTCTTCTCCGCAATGACATTTAGACACAAACCATGTTCCATATCTGTTCTCTCTCGTAAAGTATCTTGCTTCGAAGTCCTTTTGGCAACTATCGCAGAAAAAGTCAAGCATTTAATTTTATGAATCCTGTTCTTGTTTTCATCTTTGGTTCGGTGTCTACCGCCATATACACACCTGGTCGGACTTCTTCAACGACAATTCCCGGGCGGGTTCTTATCGGAAGTGTTCTGTTGTCGTTGGATTTTTTAAATCCTCCTGAACGATACTTCATAAGGAAATAAAGGGAATAAACACAGGCATCCACCATGTTATCCGCATCTCCGTTCGGGAAACTTATCAATTCCTGGTACAGGTCGTGATTTTTAACCTCCACAAGTCTCTGCTCGAACAGGTGAACTATCTGCATAAGGCGAGTGAACTTGTCCTTTGGACGCTGGGTGTCTCCCATTCCTATTTCAGCTTCGGAAACAGGTATGTATATTCCCCTTTTTCTCGACTCTTTAATCAAGTCGTCCTTAAAGACCTTCTGAAACGCCACTGATTCGACTAAAACACGGTCAGGCTTGTAGGTTTCGTAAAGATTTATTATCCGTTCTATCTGTTCCGTGACTCCCCAACGACCTTTTTCAGAGAATACTTCACGGAAACCTTCATCTGTGCGTTCAAACATGACGAAAGCTCTTTCATCTGAACTTGTTTTCTCCGATATGGCTGGGTCTATGGCAAGACAACGGATAATTCGTTCACCTTTGACCTTTATTCCGTCTAGAAACTCGGGTTTGACCGGCTGTTCTTCGGTGGAAATCGGATTATTCATGAACTCCGACTGGAAAGCGTATTCTCCAATCTCTCTTCGGAGCTTTTTAAGGGACTCGGTTGGCCAGTGTTCCTCCCAAATTGACTTCCCGTCTTCCAATGCCTTCCAAAAACGGACAGTAAACTCTTCTTTTTTCTGAAGCTTGCTTATAAGGGAGAAATTGGAAAGCATCGTCCCGACATACACAAGGTTCTGGTCTGGTTTCAGGGTGGGGATGAGGGTTCGGAAGAACCAATCGTTCAGTTTCTCTCGTTGTTCCTTGGAATAAATAACTTCATCATCTTCAAGGTCATCGCAGATTATCTGGTCGGGGCGAAATCCTCTGATTTGAAATCCCCTTCCTTTAACACGGATACAAGAACCATTAGAAAGGATTATCTGTTCTTCAGTCCATTTGTCTGAAGTGAGGTCACCGAAGTCATCTATGATTTTCTGGTTGGTTTCAATCTCGTTCCTGATTTTCCTTAACAGTTCTTTTCCAAGGGCAATCGTGGAAGAGACGATGAAGATGTCCTTCTTTTTCCCGTAACAGGAAAGCCACAGGGGAAAGGCGACAGAACATACCGTAGACTTCGCAAAACCACGAGGGGCGATAAACAAGAGTCTATTAAGAGAATTATCTACTTGACTATTGTTAGTTGGAGTGGTCGATTGTTTATTTTGTGGAGAAAAATGTGGAGGGACAATCCTCTCATTCATGACAGTCCCAGGGGTCACTACCCCCCCTCCCCTGTCCTTATTTGATCTATTTATAGTTGCACCCCCTTCTTTATGTGTCGCCCTTGATACCAGGGAGGCCATTTCATTGTGGAACACTGCTGACTTGCTGGGCATCAACCCTTGCAGGTAGATAGCTTGGAAGTTAGACAAGCTCTTATCGCCCATCTGTCTTCGCTTAGCTCCTACCGCTTGCTTGAGCTTCTCGTATAGTTCTTCTTTCTTGTGTTCTATATCATTCATACAATAGGGTTATTTGGCTCAAAAAAGGGTCTAGGACAAGAGATTGGTGTTAAACAAGGGGTTTATGCCTTATCGCCATTAGAGAGCTGTTTAAGGGCTTCTAATTCGCTTGTAAGAAGACTGATGGATTCGTCTATATTACCTGTTAGATCAAAGTTTACAGTCATCTTCTTCTCGGGTGCGTAAGCTCCTTTAACTTTAAGGGCTATATCAACTGCTTGATTAGAGGCTGGTATGTTCTTTGTTTGAGATGCGTTTCTATCTAATAACCTCTTAATCTTATCATCTGTAAGACCTGATTCATCCATCAATTCAGCTAAGCTCTTCTTGACACTATCGCTTGCTAATAGCCTTGTAGCCTTAACTGTTACTACTTTCTGCTTCTTCTTATCAGTCATATCTCTATACTTTGGTTCTATTTCTCTTACTGCTGCTGAAGCATTCATATTGTTTTTAATAAGAGCCTGTGCGAACCTGCGAGATTTTACTGCTGATACCATTTATTCTATTACTATGTTTTTATACGAGGTTTCTTTTACGTCTTGGGATTCTAATACTGCGTTTTGATACCATTCTTTTTGATCTTCGTTCATCACTATGCTTTCTGGTTCGCCGTGTTCTCTTTTAAATTCCTCGTAATACGCATTCAGTCCATCTAAGAATTTAAACGGGGCGGACATTATTGCTTTGTTTGTTATGTCTAATTTCATAGGTACGTTTACCTTGCTTGTGTTTAAATCGTTCGTCCTGGGTTAAATTTGAGGCACGTTTTCAGGCTCTTTCTTGGGTTTTGCCTTGATTATGGTGTATTTATGGCTTTTTGTCTTTTCTACTAAATCAACCACTTTCTTTATATCTTCCCGTCTTTGAGATGAGTTTCCGAGATAATAACCTATTAAGAGTGCGAGGATTATATATATCACTTTCCTCGGAGTTTCTTTATCTTGTTTTTAAAAGTGTTTGTAAGTTCCGCTCCGGTGGAATATGGCTTAAAAGCGGCCTGTGCCTTTTTTAGTTTGTCACTCTTGGAAAATTCTAACACTTTATCTCTCCATTTCTTCGGGAACGCTTCGCCTAATGTCTTCATTGTTTACTATATTTTCCCTCTTTTTGTGTGCTTTGTCAAATAAAAACCCCTATTTCTAGGAGTCTAATATTTGAGTTTCCATGCTCGGGAAAGGAACGTAAATTCCGAATTTATCCCCTAAGTGTCTATTTAATGTTTCATAGACTTGGGTTATGTCGTTAGTTTTATCAAGTTCGGTGGTGCTTCCTTTCTGAATCATAGCTTTCTGAATTGGTCGCCAGAGATATTCTTTAACTGAGTAGGTATTCCACGGGATCATAGCGTCCTTTTTAAGAGTTGTCCTTAAGTCAAGACCGGACTCATTCAATGCTTCCGCTAAAAGAGTGAAATATAGGTGAAGAGCGTTATTCTGAGTCGAAGTCCTCTTTTGTTTTATCTCCTGACCGCAACATTTACAAATCATATTCTTATGGTTCTTGTTGCTATTTCGACTGCCCTCTCTTTCGTCAGAGATTTTCTTTTAGCCCATGACATCTCGTCCGTAAAATCATCTATATCTATCAGTATCACTTCTTTCGGCTTCCTCGGCTCGTAGAAACAAATCCCTATATAAGATTCAACCTTGTAAACGGTCAGGCAATCGAATGGGCGTGGTTTGTCGAACCTAGCCTTCATTCCTGCGAAGTGAGGCATATCGGTCAGCTTATGGAACAAACCGCCGTCCTTGGCTTGTTTTAGGGCAATGAGCTGGTGTTCTGCGACCTTATTGAACGGCATAGACTTCCCTTTTTCCAGCTTTAACTCATAAACTGCGTTTCGGTCTTTTCTTATGGATTTACTGAATAGGGTCTGAATTTGGGCCTCTCTCATCTACATCCAATTTACTGCGACCACTCTGCTCATATCTATTTCCTGCACATAGTTACCACCTAAAGTAGCTGATGCATCATATTCAGCTTCCAGCCACATAAAATCCTTGTTCAACCAGCATTTTCTCACTTCGTCCGAGATATAATCGTCAATGTCATTATCAATCTTATAATCAATGACAATTTTATCTCCTCCAATAAGAAACAGTTCTATCTTTTTATCTACTATATTTTCTTTCATTTGTATTTATTTTTTAGATATTTCTTTTTCTGACCTAAATTATACTTTTCAATCTCTTCTTCACTCGCCCTCATTAAACATATCAGTTCGACCTTTTCCCGTGTTTCTAGACATCTGTGAAATGAGTCTTTTTCATTGTCGTGTTCGCTATCCAGTAGAGGAGTCATATTAAACACTTCCTGTATCTGTTTTCCGGCGAAAAGAAAAGTGTGATTAATTACAATCGGGTCATATCTATTCAGTTCTTGATTCCACCCTCCTCGTTTACCTGAAAGACATGACTGTTGAAAGAACGGATCGCTTTCGACTCTCTCCTTCATTTCCTTTGTCAGAGTGCTTGCCATTGGGTTTATTATACTACAATCCCCATGGTGAGGTCATGGGGATAGCTATCTATCTCAATATAACTTCCAGCCTAACGCTCCCCATACGAGGACTAGAGTTAATATAGTGGATATTAGCGTAGCCCAAAAGTTATTTTTACCAGTCTCATTAGAACCGTGAAGCCTGGCTCCAAGTAAAAGACTCGTAAACAACAACCCATAGATAATCCAAAGATATATATTCATGTTTATTTTTCTCCTTTTTTCTTTGCTCTATACATAACCAGACCTCGGTCAGTGTATTTATTTACTATCCTTCCTTCTTTTGCCAACCTTTGGGCGGCTCTGGCTCCAGTGTAGGCGTAGTAGCCTTTTCTTTGAGCCAGCTTCTCTATATCTCCTTTGAACGCCCAGCCCTTATTTTCTTTAAGGTGATTGACGATTGTTTGAGTAAGAGGGGTTTTCATTTTAGAAAGGATTGTCTGTTTTCATCGGAAAGGCGTTGGCTTTCAATCCGATCGCGGGGATTTCGACTATCATTGAGTTTTGCCCGTCTTTTTCAAAAACAACCAGAGTTCCAACATTCTTCCAAGCTGTCTTTTCCTCTCCGTTCTTTTCGTATTTCTCGGGTTTACACAAGTTATACTTAACCATATATTTTTGTGTCTGCTATTTCTATAAGTGACCTTTTCTCGTCATCGGTTAGTTTTATACTTCTAGCTATCGTAACCTTCAACTTTTCAAGAACTTTCAAATCTGATTCGTTCTGTATAGCTTCGTTGGCTTTTGTGAACGCTTCGCTTTCTATCTCGATAGTAGGCTCTGTGGCTCTGTTGTCTTTGGTATCTGCATCTTTGGTGTCATCGATGCAGAACAGGCCATTAAGGGCGTATTTTCGGGCGTAGCTAGAGGTTGCACCGGTTATCTGTGAAACATCCATGCCTTTCTTTTCTAATCCCTCACGAGAAAAGGCAGAGACGCTAACGCTTTCATCTCCTTCTTTTATCGTGGCAGTGGCTTTGACATAGTACCTTTCGCCTATTTGGGCTATCTCATCGCTGATCGTGAGGACTGCATCCCCTAAAAGGGGTTTGACTGCTTCCAAGATGTCCTCGCAACTTCGGTATCGGTAATTTCCGAACCTGTTTACCTGACCCTTCGGGGCTTTAAGCTCTCTTTGTATTTTATTAAGCGTCTTCATGTTTTCTTTGGTTATCTTCGTCTATGAAACCTAACTGGCACTCGCACTTCGTTTCTCGGACATCACCGTCTCCGTAGTCTGACATGACTTTTCCTGTTCCCTGACACATTTCACAGTGGTTGCACATTAGAATGGTATTTGTTCTTCTTGCGACTTTTTGGTTTCTTCTATGAGATCTTTGACCTTTCGACCGACATATTCATCGTCCATCAGCATGAACATTCCGACATCGTAGGTTCTTTCGTTCAATGCTTTACCTGAATCTTCGATGGTGATGTTTACTTTCATATAATGGAGATTATTATCGCTATGATGAACGCTATGGACATTCCGACAAATGCTCCGTCTATTGCGTTCGGTTTGTCTTTGACATACATTCCGAAACCTCCGACTTCGACGAACTTCATCTTTTTCATTTTGTTTTATTTATTTTATTGATAGGGGCAAAAGGGACGAGCCTTATACCCCTATCAATTCGCCCCTTTACACTCTACTGATGACAACCTTATAAGGAGCGTCGTTGTTCTCGTCTGAAATCCAATAATTGAACTCCTTACTCCCTTCGTGGCAAACATCCTCGCAAATAGTTAACGCCTTAGCGTAAGCCTCATCAAAAGAATTGAACTCTCCAACAACCTCACTGCCCTCATTGAAACTTCCTGTTGTTCTTTTTGTTACCCTAAACATTTTGTTTGTTTTTTTACGACCTTTCTACTTAACAATCATATACTAGCTAGCAAGTTAACACAAGACCGCATTATATATACATAAATAGACTTATCCACAGGTTTATTTTAGCAGTTTTGGTCGGCAATTCCTTTCTTCAAGTTCTCCGCCCTGGTCAATCCTCCTTTCCTGCCGTTCTCTTTTCGTTGCTTATAGGTAAGTTTGGCAAGACTGGCGGAGTAACCTTTTCGGCCCATTTCTGACCGTATCTTTTTTTCTAGTTCTTTAAGTTCTTGTTCGTTCATTTCAGTATCTATCTAATATTGGTTATCTTAGTAAAAAACTTCCTTATACTATAAAACATAGGCTTGTTTGGTAGTTGATATTTTTTCTTAAGACCATATCTGCCAAGCGTATAGTCGGAGAAATCATTTACACAATGATAGTCACGTGCAAGAAACATCCTCTTAGCTAGTAATCTAGCAACCTCTAGTCCTTTTTCAGACAACCAATCTGAACAACATCTACCACTATAGTCACTGTCAAATATTGTTGGCATATTACCCTCTATCACCAAATAATCTGTTTCAAAAGAAGGTATTTCTATCTTCCTTTCATTCTCACAATTTCTACAGCTTAGCACGGGAGCAGTTGATATACTTCCATCAACATATCCACTTATCGAGCCACCAAACAAACTAAAACTCCCACTGACTTTACCTTCTATCTTTCCGTTAACATCACGGTATTTCAGTACAAATTCTGATTTCCCACACACTG